TCAGTTAATGTTTTATTAACAAGGTCTAATTCATCTTGGGTCTCTTTTAATTCATCTTGGATCTCTTTTAATCGATTTTTGGTGTTTTTTGATTTAGTTTTGGTCTTTTTTGATTTAGTTTTGGTATTTATTGATTCAGTTTCGATCTCTTTCTCTAATCGTTTCTTCCGTTCATTCAGTTCATTCAGTTCATTCACCAAATCAATCTTATTCACTTCATAAGAATCAATGGTCGATTTGAACGTCGAGTTTATTAATATTGTATATACCGCAGCCAGAAAGTGCGACTGCGCACTGCGCCTCGGCTTCTTCTTCGCTGGTGGTGGTCTCGCATCCTTCTCCTCCTCCTTTGATTCCTCCTCCACCCTTTTTCGCTCCGCCGCCTCCGCCGCCGCCGCCGCCTCCGCCGCCGCCGCCGCCTCCGCCGCCACCGCCGCCCTTGTCCGCGGACGACGAAACCTACTAAACATACCACCTCTCAATTGTTTTCTTGTTTTTCTTTTTTTTTTTAATGTTCGTTTTTTTTTCTCTTTACGATTATACCGAGATTTTCTATTATTAACCATTATTAATATAAGATAATATTTTATATTAATAAAATATTATCTTATATTTTATATTAATAAAATGATTCGATTATACGTGGAGATGTTAAAGATAAATAATAATTATATAAATCAGTATAATCTGCTACATGGCAAATACAATAACGAAAACACGCAAAACCATTATGAATAATAATAAGTATATAATTACTTAACCATTTTTTTTTCTTTTTCTCGCCCATAATAAAACGATTATTTCTATGTATGACAGTTTGTTCGTGTTTCGGGATATATTCTTGAATTATTTTATAATAATAATCATTCATTTTTGAATTAGTTTCTTATAATAAGGAATATTTGTTAAAAAATTAAATTCACCGCTATTTTTAACAACTTCTCCTCCATCAATTGTTACAATTTCGCCATTAATATAATCAGCGTCTTCGCTAGTTAAATACATGGATAGTTTAGAAATTTCATCTTGTGAACACATTCGTTGTTTTGGATTTATATAATTATTATAATATTTAAAAATACCAAATGGATCTAATTTAGATGCTCCACCTGAATCTTGAATTGGTCCGGGAGCAATACCTACAAATCGTATATTATATGGACTCCATTCAACTGTTAATCCACGAATAAGATTATCTACACCTGCTTTTGCAACCGATGATGGAATAACTAAAGCAGAACCTGTTCTTGAATAAGTTGTAGAAATATTTAAAAATACACCTTTTTTCTTTTCTTCAATCAAATACTTTCCAAACAAATGATATATATTAAATGAACCATGTAATACGATATCAATAATACGTTTCCACCCATTTTCACTTAAATCTTCAAAATTACATAAAAAATTTCCAGCAGCGTTATGAATAATTACATCTGGATATATTTGTTGTTGTTGTAATGTATTCTTAATATCGTATATTGCTTGATATTGTGAAACATCCGCTGAAAAATACAAATGATTTTGAGAATTAATGGTGTTTAATCTATTTTGCAACGCTTCCATTTTAGGTATACTACGAGATATATTAATAATTTTCCCTCCTTGTTTTGCATAATAAAGTGCCATATTTTTACCTAGTCCAGAACTAGCGCCAGTTATAAGAATTGTTTTATTATGATACATTATAAATAGGTTTATAATGTATTTAATTCTTTTTTGGATTATATTTATGAAATTGAATATCTCTATTTGATTTATTAAATCCATTTTTAGATATATATATAAACGCTTCATCATCATACGAAACATTTCCACATTTTACAGTTTTTTCATTATTTTCATAAAACATAATTCCTACTTCACTATTTGGATATTCTTTTTTTAATATTATCGGATCAAATATAAAATAAGAGTCTTTGTTGTGTTTTTTATTATGTTCTAATTGTAAAAAATCATCAGCAGTTTCAAATAATAAAACATGGTATTTTTTTTCATCTTCTATTCCTAAATTATCATAATACGTTTGTATATCGATTAACACGGGATCTATAATATCAGTTGTATAATTTAATACGCCATTTTCTTTTAAAAGATGTTTCATAATATAATAATCATGATCTTCTAAATAATAAAATTGCTGATTTGTGTCAATATCTATATCATGTATAATAATATCATATTGATTTTTATCTGTATATATGTATTCATATGCGTCTTTTGCAAATAATTCTACTCGTTTGTTATTAAAAGCGTTATTTGTAAGTTCTTTCATTTTTTCATTTGTCTTTACAAAATCAATTAACGTATCGTCGATTTCTACATTTCTAATTTTAACTTGAGGATGTTGTAATGCAATCATTGCGGGATATGCATCGCCGCCGCCTAAAATTAACATATTTTCTATACTATCTATTTTACATAAATAGATAGATACGTTTACCATTGCATCATGGGATAAATAACATTCTTTGTTATGATTTTGTATATCCCCGTTTAAAAATAAACAATAATTATTTTGTTTGTCAGATACCAATTCAATTGTTTGATATTTACTACGTATTCTATCAATCAATTCTAAATCATGAAACGAATAATTTAAAAACATTTTTTTACGATTTGCGCAAATAACGAAAAGAATAAGTAAAAGTATTAAAATAAATAGTTTCAAATACATAATATAAGTGTATAAAATAAATATTTTATTTTATAATACATTGACTTCATTCTCCCAAACGACATTAATTGGGGTTTCCCATTCTTTATATGGAATTGCCTTAGACGTTGATTTTTCAAGAGACAATAAAATATCTAATGCTTTTTTTCGTCTATCAAGAGGAAATAGTTTTTTACTCAATTTTCTAGATTGAAATTTCCAAGCCCATTCGAATTTTAAACATTCTGACCAACTAGGAAATCCTTCTATATAACATACTCTTTTCCATGTTTCTCCTTTATTTACTTTTCTAGTGGTTGCTACTGCTCCTCCTTTAATTTCCCCATTATGTTGTCTTAACCGATGATTTAAATCGACCGTTGCTCCTACATACGTAGTATGATTTGTTGATTCTAATAAATAAACAAAATACTGTTTCATATAATAGAAATTTATAAATTAAATACATGGAATATTTAATTTATTGGATATAAATTATGAAATGTGATTTTAAATTTAGTTCGAGTAAGCAAGACCACCCATGCCCGACATAATGCGGAGCACGTTGTAGTTGCGAGCGTATACGCGGACTTTGGCGGTGTTGGTGCCCTCGACGGTGGCGTTGGAGAGAACAAGTTGGAGAGTGGCGTTATCAATGCGCGACATGTTGCATGTTCCCGATGGTTGGTGTTCCTCTGGGCGGAGGGCAAACGAGTAAACGTTGATGCCTGTGTCAGGGGAACGCGAGTGGTGTTGCCATGGTTGCACTTGGTCGAAGTATGTGCCTTCACGCTCCGAGAATCGGTCTTGACCGTTAAGTTGAAGTTTGGCAGTTACAACTGGATTCTCGCCCCAGCAGTGCATGTCGAGCGAAGTTTCAGTGAGAACGAAGGTGCCGGCGTCCGACACAAGGGAGGAAGCATTGACACCACTGCTTTCGCCAACTTCAGCATTATCGGTTTCGAATAATTGGTTGCTGATGAAAGCGGTTGTACCATCTACACCAAGCGAACTACCGAATGCTTTGATGGAGTTAGGGAGAGCATCTACAGCGTCCGTGTAATTGAATGGTTGGGCGCCAAGAGTTTTGTAGAGGGTTTCGCCACCAACTAACGAAGCGCAGTAGTCTACGTGGCAATCTGGTTGCACAACCCATACAAGTTCTTTGCACGGGTGGTTGAAGTTGAGGCGAACTTTGTTGGCCGACGAACCAACGGATTCGGCGCCGGTGTATTGAAGTTGCTCAATGAGGTATTCGTGTGGGTTTTGGGCCATACGTCTGCGCTCGTCAGTGTCGAGGTAGATGTAGTCCACGTAAAGCGAAGCCGAAACAAGCGATTGCGAGTAAGCGGCCGAAACTTTAGCGTCACCCGAGGTAGCATCAAGCGAACTGACCGCCCAGAGGCACTCGTCAATGGCGCGAAGATCGAGGTTAATCTTGACTTCGTGGTATTGGAGAGCAATAAGCGGAAGAGCAAGACCAGGGTTTGTGCTGAACCAGAATTGAAGAGGAATGTAAAGTGTGGTTTCTGGGAGAGCGTTTCTAGGAGCGCACACTTGACGAGGAGCGTCCGAATCACAAGGACCATCAACATCAGCGTAGTTAGGGTCAGTTACAAATGTAAGTTGAGTGGTGTTGCCAACCATCTTGAAATAACCAGCTTGTTGGTCACAGTTCATGGTAAGTTGGTTCCAGATGTGCATCCAGTCACCGTATTGTTTCTCAATGCGTTGACCTCCGATTTCAACCTCAACGTTCTCAATGAGTTGATGACCAGGGAAATCTAACCAGCGAGCATAAACATTTTCGCCAGTTCCAGCGAGACTTTGACCAATCTCAGGAAGAGTTACTTGAAGGTATGTGCGGTATGCAAGATCACCGTTTCTGGATACCGTGCATGTTACACGACGACCGAAATCGGCTTGACCGTTGAAGGTTTGTTCGATCGATTCCATCGCGAAATTAGTGTGGCGACGGTATGTGACTTTCCAGAATGTGATTTGAGGATTACCGGTAAGGTAAACATCTTGAGCGCCGTAAGCTACGAGTTGCATTAATCCACCTCCCATGTTGTTTTGTTTATACTATAGAAAAAGAAAAAAAAATGAAATTTCCTTAATTAATTCATTTTAAAATATTTTTTTATAAATTTTTCTAAATATTTTTCTTCATATATTTGTTTTTCTTTACCGTTGTGCTTTGAAAAAATATACAAATCGTTCTTTTTTTTTACAGACCATCCATCTTCAATTGCGTTTGAAATAAACAATATTCGACTTAAATCTTTAGAAGAATATTTAGTAAAATCAACGATCATTATTAATATAATTTATTAAAAATATAAAAAAAAAACATAAAACTATTTATTATGTATACTTTAGACCATTTGTATTCAAATACTTTGAA